ATCTCAACGACCGCAGGAGGTCACCATGAACGACGACACCGAAATTGAGTACGTCGCGCCCGAATACGAGTCCGTGCTGCTCAACGCCTTCGCCTTGGTGAATCCCGAGGCCGGCGCTCGAGCAGCGCTCTATGGACCGTTTTGGGAGGACTACCGGCGAGTAGCCGGGATCTTCAACTCCATGGTCCCAGCCGGCGAGCTCGACGACGGGCTCACCGCCGAGCAAGCGATCTTGTTCATGATCTCCATGAAGCTCGGGCGTCTTTCCTACGCCCTCTCCACCGGCGTCGCCTACGAGGACCCCGAGTGCGTCAAGGACACGATCACTGACGCTGCCGGCTACCTCGACGGGCTTTGGGCTTGCCTCAACAACCCCGAGCTTGAGATCGAACCACCCGAAGAAGACGAGGAAGAGGACGAATGACCATCACTCTGCCATCACCCACCTGGACTCCCGACGAGGAGATTGAGGACGACGACCCCGAGGTCGTTGACGAGCCCGCAGTCCCAACCACCCACCCCTACGAGGTCTAACCATGTTCACCGCCCAGTTCGTCCGTGACGCCGCCGAGCGTGCCATCAAGACCGCAGCTCAAGCACTGCTCCTCGCCATCGGCGCCGCCCAAGGCGCAGACCTGTTCGCCCTCAACTGGTCCACCGCCGCAGCAGCTGCAGCGGGCGGCTTCGTGCTGTCCGTGCTCACCTCGATCGTCAGCGCACCGTTTGGCCCAAAGGGCACGCCGTCGCTGACCACTGTCCCCGACTCAACGACGACGGATCCTGCACCGTCGAATGGCAGCGCACAGGCCCCCTTGGTCTGACACGCAATACCAACAACCGAGTCGGTCGACTGGAACCGCCCCTGCCACTAGACAGGGGCGGTTCTGCGCGTCTCAGGGGATGTCAAGACGTATGCCGATGGTCATGCCCTCGCCACCGCCCACAAACTTGCCAACGCAGCTGGCGGTGCCGTGCTTCTTGATTGCCTTGCGCATGATCGGTGCAACTTCCCGTTGATCACCTCGAGCAACGTGGCCTACCAGGTAGCCCTGCATGGTCACCTTGATGGCTTTCTTGTCATGCTCGTTTTCAGGGTCAAACTCAAGCAGCGCCAAGGCATACCGGTTGCCGATTTCTTGGTTGTTGTAAGCGCAGGCCCATTCGATCTGTGGCTGGTAGTAGGTCACGCCGGCCACGGCAATATCCGAATACTCCCAGTCAGGTTCAATGGTTGCTGACTCCTCAAGCTGGTCTTTGCTCCACACGATCGCCGGCCGCTCTGGCGCAAACTTGGGTTTTGCCGGTGTGGTGAACGCAGCTTTGATCTCTTTCAATGAATCAAAGAATCCCATGAGGGTCCGCCTTTCGCCGTGATGCAGCTGGTGCTGCGTCGCCTGATCGGCAGCGTAGCCAGCCGACCATCAGCCCTGCAGATCCATTATCCGTGGGCATTGAAACGCAGGTAGCGCTCCCTACCAGCCGTATAACGCACACATTGCCCCGATCTGTGCACAGTTTTCCCGATGATCGGTAGCGCAGTGGCCCGATGAGCGGTAGCGCAGCGCAACAAATGTGCACAGAATGTGCATAGACAGCCGAAACAGGCCAAGGGGCCCTTGGGTTCTGATAGGTACCTGCAAAGCCCTCCACGTGAGTTCGATTCTCACCGACGCCTCCACGAGCGCCACCAGCGAAAACGCTGGTGGCGCTTTGTTTTTCTGCCTTTTCCACCGCAGCCTCCACTGGTGGGCTTATGCTCACTTTTGTTGTGGTTTGCGCTACTGATGTGCACAAGATGTGCACAGAGCACCGTGGAGGGCTTTGAGATGTCGGTCAAGAAACTCACTGACGGCAAGTGGCAGGTCCGCTGGCGGGACATAAATGGCAAACAACGGGCGCTGCGCTTCAATACAAAAGCGGAAGCGACCAGTCACGAAGCCGCCATGCGAGTGCTCGCCGGCACCGTTTCCGAGCACGTCACCGCCACCCCAGCGGGCAGCCTCGCCGAACTGAGCACCCAATGGTTGGAGGCTTCGATCAACCTTGCTCCGGCCACGGTTGACACTTACCGGCGAGACCTCAACCGATACATCCTGCCGGCCATGGGATCGGTTAGCCCCAAAGCGATATCACCGCAGATGATCCAGTCATGGATCGCCACCGAGCTAGACCGCCTTGCCCCCTCAAGCGTGCACCGCCATTACCGGACACTGCGCACCATGTTTGGCTGGGCGATCCGCCAGGGGCAACTAAGCGTCAACCCTTGCGATCGGGTCCAGCCGCCTCGAGTGCCAGCGAAACCGCCAGCGTTCCTGACGGGTGAACAGGTGGAGCTGCTGGCCGACGAGATGCCCGAGCGTTACCGGGCACTGGTGCTTGTTGCAGCGTTCGGTGGGCTGCGCTGGGGCGAAGCGGTTGGCTTGCGACGCTGCGACGTTGACGGTGCCCGCATCACCATTACCGGCCAACTGCACAAAGTTGATGGGCGCTGGATGCGCGAGGTGCCCAAGACCGTCGCCGGGCGACGAATGGTGGTGCTGCCGGCCACTGTCGGCGACGAGCTCGCTGCCCACATGGACAAGTTCTGCGCACCGTCGCCCGACGCATTGGTGTTCACCAATGAGCGCAACAGCCCGGTCGGCAAGAGCTTCCGTCACAACATCTGGCTGCCGGCCCTCGCTCGAGCAGGTTTGATCTCCGTGACCAGGCGCAGCGGTCGAGTTCCGGCCTATGGCAAGGGGCCGACGTTCCACGATCTGCGCCACACTGCCGTTGCGTTGGCCATCCAAGCCGGCGCTCACCCGAAGGCCATCCAGTCACGCCTCGGTCATGCTTCCATTGCGGTCACGATGAACACCTACGGTCATCTCATCGACGATGGTTCCGAGCTCGCCGCCGATCTGGACAGGTTGCGTTCAGCAAAGAAATAGCGTCAAAAACTTGGCTACTAGTTGCGTGACAATTGACACACGCATACGGTGATCGCATGGCAACGGCGGCTACCACCCCCCCCCCGCAAGGGTTGTAGAGGGTTCTGACATCACTGTCGTAGGGGCTATCTAATGTCGCAACGCATGGGCGGAGATGCGAACGACGAACTGGTGTGGACGATCTTCAACACATTGGCAGACGCCGGAATAGCCGCCAGTGGCGACCCTGCTACTTGCACCGCAATCGTCGGTGCGTTGATTCACAGTCGGGAATCGCTATTTTTTGCGAAGGCCGCGCACAACATCAAGGATGACGCCACGTTCACGCGCCCCGAGGCTTTTGTCAGCCATAACCGCTTCCTCAACAGTGACGACATTGCCGGCCTTGCCAGCGTTGAGGGGCAACCATCCGAGGTGGCGTGAAAGCGCACCAGGGCTCAGATCGCACAGCTGCTCGAGCGCTGTGACCATCGGGCGCTGAGGTTCTGACATTCCCCTCAGCCACCTATCCACCTGAGTGTCGGTGATCGAAAACCCCGCTTCACGCATCGCTGCGCCAAGCTGCGAAGGCTTTGACCATCCAGCGCGAGCAGCTGCAGCGTAAAGCGCAGCCCCGAAAGTGGCTCGTTCCGCTTCGTTGCTGTTGGTCTCACGCCCCATGTAGAAGACCCTACTTGAATGTGCGTCAAAAACCAATAAAAACAACGCTAACCGTGCTGCAACAAAACGGCTACGGAACTGCACCATTGCAATTCCGTTTCACCACTGAGATCAACATTCACGTTCAATCCTTGATTCCACATTGAATGTTGGTTACGGTGCGCAGCCATGGACAACGCACCCTCACCAAATACCGCAGGTGGGCGCTTACGAGACCTCGCTGGCATCAGTGAGTACACCGGGCTACCCACCAGCTACATCCGCCACCTAGTACGCAACAAAGCAATCCCGTTCACCAAGTTCGGCGGACGCCTCTGGTTTGACTGCATTGAGATCGACAAGTGGATCCGACGCAGCACCACACAGCCCGGACAAGCAGCATGAGCGCCCTTGTTCGCTGCCTTGAGTGCGGCGCCATGTTCGGCGGGCTCAACCCTGAATACGTCGCCCACCAATTCAGGGTTCACCCCTGCTCCCCTCGCGCTACTGCTCAAGCTCTGCACCCGTCGAATACGCAACCGACACCTGGCGGTGCGGCATGAAATTCACCATTGTGCTCATTGGCACCGTGCTCGGCCTGCTGATCACCACCGGCATCATCGAAGCCCTCGCTCGCATCGAATGGGTCGGGTTTGCTGCAGTGCTTCTCATCGTCGCATCGCTCGTCGCAGTCATCGTTGTCATGGCGCTTGACCTTCTGCACATCTTGAGCGAAGAGCCGTGAAAGACGACTGGATGGTCCTCGTTGCCGTTGTCGCAATCGTCGTTGTTGCGTTCACCTACATCGCTTCGATTTCGCTGCCATGAGCAACCCGCAGAAGGCAAAGGGCAGCGCCTTCGAGCGCCTCATCGCCGACTACTTCATCGGCCGTGGCGTTCCGTGCGAGCGGATCCCCGCAGGAGCCACGGCCGATCGAGGCGACCTGTGGATCCCGATCATTGAGTTCCCCACCATCGACACCAAAAACCACCGAACCCCACAGTTGGGCCAATGGGTCGACCGGGCAGCGGAGCAAGCACATAACGCCGGACGCCATGCCGGAGTTGTCCTGCACAAGCGCCACGGAATCATCGACCCATCACGGCAGTTCGTGACGACCTCCACCGAGATGTTCTTGGCACTCATGGGGGTCCGCTGATGTTCGGCTGGCGTGAAACCGCGCAGGCACAGCTGGAAATCATCGACGAGCTCCGAGCGACCATTGCCGCCCAGCAAACCCAAATTGACCAGCTCACCCGCTCGGTCGCAGCGTGCCGACTCATTGTTCGAGCCGTTTTCCGCCGCCAATCCGAAGGCGTCGAAACCCGATGATCCGAGGGGCGACCGGCTGGATGGACACGGCAGCGTGCGCGAACCGTGGCAACCGCAACTTCTTCAGCGACTTCACCGACCAACAGGAAAAGGCGCTGCAGTTCTGCGATCGCTGCCCCGTTCAACAGCAGTGCCTGGACTACGCCCTTGACGGTGAAGAGCGCTTCGGCATCTGGGGTGGCCTCACTGCCCGCCAACGATCCCAGATGCTCAGCGGTCGCCCCATTGTGAGCCGATGCGCCGAATGTGGCGCCGTCTACACAACCGAACGTGGCACCTCGCACCGCTCCATGTACTGCGGGCAGGGATGCCGAGACGCAGCCGGGCGCCGTCACGACCTCGCCCGTAAATACCTCGAGCACAAACGGTGCGTCGTCTGTGGCACCGACACCACCGGCAACGACACCTGCTCGGCGTACTGCCGATTCACCCACCGACGCATGACCCTCAGAAAGACGAGCGACCAATGAACCTGACCCCGATTCAACAACCAGTGCGCCGAGACCGCTGGGGCCGATACCAGGTAGTCAACCCCACCACCGGCAAGCTCACCGGCTACACCCGAGCCACCACCGTCGCCAAAGCTCTTGACGACGGCTCCGGGCTCATCGGCTGGTCCAAGCGCATGGTCGCCCTCGGACTTGCCGTTCGACCCGATCTTGTTGCACTTGTCGCAGCCACCGGCCCCGATGACAAGAAGGCACTGGATCAGATCTGCGAGCGTGCCGCCGAGGCCGGCGGATCAACCGTTCGACGCGACCTAGGCACCGCCATCCACGGAATGCTCGAGCAGTCATGGGGCAACCCCGACTACCAAGCACCGCAGCCCTATACCGCCGACATCGTCGCCGTGCACGAAGCACTCAAAGCAGCCGGTCTGACTGTCGACACCACGCTTGTTGAACGCATCGTTGTTGACGACACCTACCAGATCGCCGGCACGTTCGATCTCATGGTCCGTGACTCCGCCGGACACCTTCGAGTCGCCGACATCAAGACCGGCTCATCACTCATGGGTGCGCTGTCGTTCGCCATCCAGCTGGCCATCTACGCCAACGCCGATGCCCTCTACACCCAAGGCCCAGCAGCCAACGGCAGCGAAGACGTACGCGAGCCGATGCCGAAGCTCGCCACCGACTACGGATTCATCTTCCACGTTCAGCCCGAATCGGGTACCTGCGACATCTACACCATCAACCTCGTCGCCGGCCTCAAGGCGCTTGAGCTCGCCATGGACGTTCGAGCCACCACGAAGCTCAAGCCCCTTGCGCCGTACAAAGCGCCGGCCACGCCAACAGTCGAAGAAGCAGTTGAGATGGTCATGGCAGCGTTCCCCGGAGCGGAACCGGTCACCCACGTCAACGACACTTGGCGGGCATGGATGACCGGCCGACTGCTGGCCATCAAAGCCGCCGGTGCGATCGACGCCCTCGCCATGCACTGGCCCACCGGCGTGCCAGGAGTCCCATCAGGCGACCCCATCACCATCGAACAATCCATCGACATCGAGCGGGCAGTGTCGCTCTGCGAAAGCAACGCCGGCCTCGCGTTTCCCGAACCGATCGAACCGCTCGCCGCACCGAAACCAACACCGATCAGCGACCGTCGGCCACGCCCCGAAGAAGGCGCCAACGTTTCCGACGATGTCGTGGCGATCATCAACGGGCTCGCCCAATCACTCAGCATCACCGACCGCTCATGGGTGCTCGGCATCATCACCCGCTGCCACAACGCCAACTACCCGATCCGCATGTCAGGTTCCGGCGGAAAACCCACCGCCCGACGCGCTGCGATCTGCACGGCGCTTGTGACCCTTGCACCGTTCGGCGACGAAGCCCTGGTGCGTGCACTAGTCGGACTTGCCATCAGCGAAGACCTGCAGCCCGGTCACGACCTCGCCGCAGCGTTCGGTTCGCTCACCCTCGACGAGGCCCAGCGCCTCCAGCGACTGGCCAACGCCGTCGCCAACACGTTCCTCGTGCCCATCTGGGGCGAGGACGGCGTCGCCATCACCGGCGACATCACAGCGGCCCTAGCGGCCTAACCCAAGAAAGAGACACGACCATGTCCATGTTCAGCGCCCCCACCCCTGGAGGCGGAGACAAGCTCCCCGTCGCCGACATCAACGGTCACTTCGTGATCGTCCACGTCACCTCCTATGAGGAGAACATCACCACCGTCAACGGACCGGC